TTATCCAGCATCGGCAATACATAGGGCTACTTGTCCAATCAGAACAAAAGACGGAGAAATAAACTTTTTTGCTGAAGATTCTGGAGAAAATAACTCTAGATACGTTATGGGAATAGATCCCGCGTCTGAAAGAGACAACTTTGCAATATCTATAGTGAAAATTTCAGATGAATCAAGTAGACAACTAGTATTTTGTTGGAGCACTAATAGAAAAAAGTTTGAACAAAGCAGAAAGAAAAAACCGCAGAATTTTGTGGGAATAGACGACTACAACACGTTTATCTTAAGAAAGATACATGAACTTTGTGGAAGGTTTAATATATCAAGAATCAATATAGACTCTGGTGGAGGCGGAAGATCCGTAATAGAGGGTCTTAAAGATCAATCTAAACTAAAAGACGGAGAGTTTTGCATTTTTGACATGGACGATGATGAGGTGTCAGATAGAAAAGGCTCTCACATAATCAAGGTCATAGAATTCTCTTCTAGAGAATGGTACGAGGCTGCGCATTACAACTTACTAAAAGATATAACTACAATGTCCATACTCTTCCCAGCCTATGATGCGATAACAGTTGAACAAACTAGAATGACGAATTCAGAAGAAGAAATAGGCGATTTTTCAATAGAAAATATTCAGTATGAAATAGAGGAATGCAAATACCAAACGACACTAGTTCAAGAACAAACAACGGCTAAAGGAAATAAAACTTGGGACTTGCCAAAAATTAAAGGTGTTATAACAGAAGGCATAAAGAATAGACTCAGAAAAGACCATTTTACAAGCCTGCTTTTGGCTAATGATGCTGCTAGATCTTTAAATGTAAGAGAGCCTGACGCAAGAACTACATTTGGTGGTTACTCTTCAAAAGAGGCTGCGGCAAACAAAATGTTTGGAGGAAACATGTATCAGGGAAGAGGGCTTAAAAAGATGAAAAACATAAGCTCTAATATAAATAGACCTTCGAGTAGAAGTAGACCAGACGGATCAAACGGTAGTATAGCTTATTAAATTACTGAATACCGTGAACAAAAACGTGATTTCCTATACGTATAAAAGTAGCTTTTACTTTTCGACCGTTAATTAAAACTTCTGCTGTCCAAGATGGTTTTTTTGGATTTGCGTCGCTTTGTTTAACAACTATTTTTACCCATTGTTCCTTATTGTTTCTAGAGTCTTTTGAATCTGGATTACAAAACAAATATATTTTTTTTGCCTGCTCTAAAGTTAATCCTGTGCCGTTTGTAAAAACAGAATAATCAACTTCTGGTATTGAGGTTATCGTTGCTCCTTGCATAGCTTTATCGTATCTAACGTTAAATTGTGCGCAGTTAGTAACTCCGTTCCATATTGAAAATTGCGATTTAGATAAACAGGCTATAACCTCCATATTTGTGCCATCATATAAAGAATTTGGCCTACGCATATAAGATGGTCCGTTTGCTCTATTTGCTATTACGTTTCTAACCGCCTTTTGTCCGTTAACTGGCTCTCCTTTACACTCACCGTTAAGTGTTGCTAATATTACATCAGTCTCACTTTTAGTACAAACAAAAGACTCAATGGCAGACATGGCAAATCTTAACTTGTTTAAAATATTTTTCATAACATTTTATACACTAACGATATAGTTTTTTAACTCCCTTTCAATGTGTATGTAATTGTATTGAGATCCAATTGATGGAAAAAAAGGAAACATTCTACACGTCAACAAACTCCTCTAAGCATGAAGCTTTAGAAAATCATGCCAAGTCTATGTCTGAAGTAAAAGCCGACCAGATGGCATTTGGCGGATTTTATTCAAACGTTGAAGACGGAATATCTGTAAGACCACCTTTCACAAGAAAGGCATGGGAAAGATTTAGACCAAACGAGAAAATACCAACAAAAGACGCAGAGGTAATGACAGCGTGTAGAGAGGCTTACGAAAGCGTTGGTCTTATAAGATCAGTCGTTGACCTTATGACGGAGATAGCCGTTGAAGGCCTAGATCTAGTTAGCGAAAATGAAGGAATTCAAAACTTTTTTAAACAATGGTCAATAAAGACTAATATAAAAGAACGAGCTGAAAGGTTTGCAAATTACTTTGTGGTAGAGGGAAATGTGGTTTTAGGAAGGAAGTTTGAGTCTATAGATACGCCTTCTGTTAGAAGAATGAAGAGAGATTCTGCGAATGCAGCAAAAAAATCTAAAATACCTTTATCATATACATTTTATGACCCACAAACAATAGTTCTTATTGGTGGAGAGGCTGCTATATTTTCTGGAATAAAGCGATGGGGAGTTAAAATAAGTTCAACAAACATCTCTAACTTTAAAGCGCTCATAAAATCCCAAGGCTCAGATGTTATATCAAATGTTTCAGATGAAATTAAAAAGGCAATAATAAACGCAAAAACCGGAGCGGATTTAACGATTCAGTTTCCAGAAGATGAAATATATGTAGCGCATTACAAGAAAAAGGACAGCGCTGTTTGGGCAAAAAGTTTTATATATAGCATACTTCACGACGTAATATATAATGAAAAATTAAGAATGGCAAAAATAAGCGCTTTAGATAGCTGGTATAACTCTGTAAGATTATGGCGTCTTGGAGATCATAAGGAAGAAATACTTCCAGACATAGGGTCTATAGTTAGACTCTCTAACGTTTTAGAAAATCACAGCGGAGGAACCCTAGACATAATATGGGATTCTATGTTGCAGTATGACCAGTACTTCCCACCGATAGAGAAACTAGAAAATTTTACTGAAAACTATGAGTCTATGCTTCTAGGTCTTGGTATACATAAAAGCTTAGTCGGAGGTAACGCCGCTTCTAGCGGATCAAACGATTCTTTCATGGGGCTAAGAAATCTCATGAAAAGAATAGACTCTATAAGAAGAGCTATTACGGAATGGATACAGTCAGAAATTGATATAGTTTCTGAAGAACTAGGTTTTCAATCTAAGCCAAAAATAAAATTTAGCGTTGACAATCTTTTTGACCAACCAAGCTACTTTAAGCTTTTAACAGAACTTAACGATAGAAACATAATATCAAATCAAACAATAGTTGAAAAGATTGGCGAAATGTGGGACATAGAAAAAGCAAGAGTGAGAAAAGAAGAAGAGGATAGAAAATCTGGAGACGTTTCTACGAAATATAGTCCTTTTATTCAAACAGAGATTCCAGACTCAAATCATAAAAAGAATAAAGAAATGTTAAAGCTTAAACAAGAAAGCACGACAGTTCCTGTTCAAATTACAGAGGACCCAAAACTAAGACCTGGAAGACCAGACGGTAGCCGAGATAAGGTTAAGCGAAAAGTATCAAAAAGAATAAGGGCTTACGAATTAGCAGCAGCGGAAGACTTTCAAAACAGCGTAGACGCGGTTCTAGACGAGTATTTTTTAAATCAATTTAATGCGCAAAATAAAAGACAATTAACCGCTAAGCAAAAAGAGATAATTGAGGCCGCCAAGAATAAGGTATTTTCAAAATACGGAGGCCTAGAAATTTCAAAAGATGAAATATTTAAAATAGCGAATAGTGATGTAGACTTTTCAAAATTTGAATCGGTTGTAGCAAAGGAGCTTAGGGAAATAGTAAACCCAACAACCGCAAACGCTAGGATGGTTAAAAACACAATTCTCGCTAAAATGGCTAGCCTATTCAAAGACCAACATAAAAACGCTTAATATAAAATCCAGTGTATAACCGAAAGGTAATATAATGAACATTTTTAAATCAGAAGAGACAATATCAGATCTAATTAAAAGCAATAAAACAACGTCCGAGATAAACTATCTAGTTGGTTTAGATAAAAATAAGGGCGAAGAGCTAGCAACAGCTTGCCAAGGAAATGCTTGCGCGCTTTCCGCACTAAAAGAAAAAAATTATAAGATAACAGATGATATAATGCCAATATCATCAATTTTGGTCACAGATATATGGAACGCCAACAACGATGTTTTTACAGCGGAAGAAATCGTTAAGGCATATGAAACTCCAGAGTTTAAACCAATAAACTGGATGCATAGAGGGTCTGAAGACACGGAAAATGAAAATATAGGAGTTATGGTAAAATCAAAATTAGTCTACGGCGGTTTGCCAGAGATTAACTACATGACAGATGAAGAAGCAGGCGTATTTAATACAGAAGGCAATACTCTTTCTGGAAACGTCCACATAAAACAGGATGGCATAATATGGTCTCAATACTTTCCAACATACGCATCAAAGATTAAAAATGGAATTGGAGAAGGTAAAATATACGTTTCGATGGAGTGTTTTTTCGAAGATTTTGGCTACTGCCTTAGAAAAAACGAAGACGATGAAAACCCTCTATTTATAGATAGAACAGACGCTACATCACATATTAGCAAAGATCTAACTTCTTATGGAGGTAGCGGCAAGACAAAGTATAAAGGTAAGAAATACCAGGTTGGAAGATGGCTTAAAAATATAATTTTTTCTGGACAAGGAATAGTTTTTGAGCCAGCAAATAAAAGAAAGGGCAAAATATTGAGTATAATAATAAAAGATGAAAATAAATCAAAAGCGGATGTAATAGGATTTGATCCAGCTGCAGCAAATCCGCCAACAGCACCAGTCCAAGCTCCGAATACAATTCTAAATCCATTAGAAACTCAGACAACAAACACTTTGAATCCAAGCCTTGTGTCAACACCATTAGAGCTTTCAAAAAATTTAAATATGCCAAAAACAAGTGTAGATCCAGCAGACGGTCTACTCTTCTATACTGCAAAGGAAGCAGAAAAAGTTGGCGAAATAGAAATGGGCTGCACTGGTCACCACCTATACCAAGAAGACAGGCACTCCGATAACCCGCTTTTATATGCTAAATTGATCGCTGATCCTTCAGACTTAGAAAATCAAATGAAAGTTGCTAGATACAGACCTTGCGATGATGAAAGAGAGTTAAGATTTGTTTTAGAAGATATGGCAAAAAAGGGCCTAAGCCTAAGAAGAGGCGGACTTATTTCTCCTAGCCAGACAACATCCTTTCAACCAAGTGTTCCAGGAGGAGGAGGGGAAAACATAGGCGGATTAATGACATCAGATACTACCACTGGTCAACCAGGCGGAACAGATATGGGTCAGGCTCAAAGCCAAGACAATACTTCAATAAACAATAGTTTATCAGATAATTATAAAAAAGTGTATGAAAACAAAAGAGAGGCTAAATTGGAAAAAATAACAGAAGAAGAAATCGAACAAGTAATGGATCTTGCTACAGGCAAGATATCAGAGCTTTCCGCTGAAAACTTGGAGTATGAAAAAGCTATAGCCCAGGCAACGGAATATATAGAAAAACTAAACAGTCAAATTAAAGAACTTCAAGCATTTGCAGCAGAAGTTGAAGAAATAGCAGATAAAGCCAACGCTCAAAAGACTGTCGCAAAAAGAAAGACAGAACTAGAGAGCATTGTTGGTCTAGATCTTCTAGATATATCCGACAAAGACATTGAGGCTATGAACGAAGCATCATATGCTATACTCAAGAAGTCTATGGCGAAAACAGCTTCAGCTATAGATAAGGCTGCCGAAGATTTAGAGAAGGCAAAAGCTGCCTCAGTAGCAATTAGTCACAAACCAAGACAAACTTCAGCACCAATGGTCGTTTCCTCAGAAGTTATTGAAACAAAGAAAAACTCTGCGGAAGCACTAATAGGCTTTGCTTTTTCGAAGAAGCGATAATTTCTCCGAAAAATAAAAACAGTGTATATTTAACAAAGGTAAAAAAATGGCATTAAAACCCGATAGAAACATAGTAGATGAAGACATTTCATTCTTTGCTGCCACCAGCTGGGCCTACGGCTCAGCTAGAGGCGGTGTTGTCGTTCCTACTGGTAATACTGTAACTGGACCATCAGGCGCGGCCATGGATCAGTCGGTAAACCAGGTTTGGTACGCATTAATACCAATAGCAGCGTCAGGATCAAGACCGCTAGGAATTCTAATGAACGATGTAGTAAACATCGATCTAACTAGACAAACCCTTAATCCGTACAAGAGCGAGGCCCAGGTTGGCGATAAGGTTACAATTGCCAGAAAAGGCTACGTTGTAACAAACCTGGTTTATCCAACCGGTACGATTAGAGTTGGCGCAACCGCATATCTTGGAGTATCTGGCTACATATCACCAAACAGCGGAGTTCTTGCGGGAACCTGGGGCGCGAAAGATAGCACCCTAGCACCAGAGATTGGTAAATTCCTTTCGTTACCAGACGAAGACGGATATGTAAAGGTCTATGTTGATTTATAATTTGAAAGGAAATAACACACAATGAAAAACTCAATAAAAGCAAGCGTAGATTCAACCGACCTTACACCAGAGGCGAAAAACCTTCTTGTTTCAGCTGGAAGCAATGACAAAAACGTTGCTTTAAAGGCTCAAGCTCAGATCGCTAAAGGTATCGCAGCCGCTCTTAACGAATACACTCAGGCCGTTGATGGCCCAATCAGAGAGGGTATTCTTGATGGAGATATAGTTTCAGACATCTTCGTTACTGAAGACTTCACTGAAACAACAGATCTTAGAATACCTCTAGATCTTTTAGCTCCTGGCACCGAGAAAGAGCACGTTGCTTACGTCATGCCAGACCATGGTAAGATCCCAATGAGAAGAGTCGAGGCAGATTACATTCAATTGAACACCTACCCAATCGGTAGCTCAATTGACTGCACTAGACGATTCTTAAAGCACGCTCGTTACGACGTTCTTCGAAGAATGATAGAAGTTCTTAATATGTCATTCGTCAAGAAGAACAACGATGACGGATGGCAGACCTTAATCTCTGCAGCCAAGGGTCGTGGTATCATAGCTTTTGATGCCGATGCGGCGCAAGGTTCATTCACTCCAAAGCTCATCAGCCTAATGAAGACCGTTGTTAGAAGAAACGGCGGCGGAAACTCGACTAGCGTAGCTAGAAGAAAGTTAACCGATCTTTACATGTCTCCAGAAGCTTTTGAAGACATGTCAAGCTGGGGTCTTGGTTTAGTATCTGATGATATTAGAACTCAGATTCAAAGAAGTGAAGAAGGCGCTGTTAGAGGTATGTACGGAGTCAACTTCCACGATCTTGACGAGCTTGGCGTTGGTCAAGAGTACCAGCTCTACTATACAAGTACATTAGGCGGCTCTTTAGCAGCTTCAGACGAAGAGCTTATAATTGGTCTTGATCTTTCGCAGCCAGACAAATCATTTATTCACCCAGTTAGCCAAGAAATAGAGATCACAGAAGATGAGAATCTTCACAGACACGGTCTTGTTGGTTTCTACGGCTCAATGGAAAGTGGATGGGCTGTTCTAGACGTAAGATACGTATTAGCTGGTTCGTTCTAAAGCAAGAGTTTGGTTTTCGAAAAGCCCCCGTTTATCGGGGGCTTTTCTTTTGTGTATTAACAAACATGGCGCTAGCTTATACATCATCAAATGCGGTTCCTACTTCAACTAAAGCTTTTTTAGGAAAAGGTCCGCTAGTTCAACAATCAATGAATTATGGACAGGCTGGTTCTGTAGCAGAATCACCGAGCGGTTTTAATTTAATAGAATTCACTAGAAAAGTACCCTTTTCAACAGGTATTAACGTAATACCAACTGGACAATATATTTATTCTACTGAAGATAACTTAAAGGGTCCGTTCTTTAAGATGTTGGTTGTAAATCCAGGCGTTGCTAATAAAAATGTTATATTTGCAGGAATAAACGCCATAGGCACTGGTACAGCTAATATGTCCACTGGTGTAGGCATACCTATAAGCGGTGGTGGAAGCTATGAATTTGGCGGTCTAGGAGCAGCGCCTGTTAGAAACCTTTGGGTAATTTCATCACCAGGACAAACTGCCACCGCCCAAGTTTATGGTCAATATGACAACCTAGAGGCTCTATAATGGCTACAAACATATCGCCAATGGTAACATCTTTAAGACTTTACATAGGCGATGTGTCATCACCAAATGTTTATTCTGACGCTACGCTAACTCAATTTATAATATTAGCAGCTCAGCAAACGCTTGGCGAACTTACCGTTGTGCCAAACACTTTCACGATAGATATAACAACTTCAACAATAGACCCAAACCCGTCTGCAGATGGTTCAAATCAAGGATTGGCCAGTCTTTTTATACTTAAAGCAGCGGTTATAATCGCAATGTCTGAAATGAGAAAAGACGTTGCTAAATTCGGGGTTAGAATAAAAGACGATCTTACATCTTACGATGGAACAGCTGCCTTAAAAGGCAGACAGGACGCCGTTAAGATGTTTATAGAAAATTTTGAAAAAACAAAATGGGACTGGGAAAGAGGCAACAAGTATGCAGGAAGAGCAATACTTGGGCCTTACGAAAGCGCCGATCTTGGCTATACAACAACCAACTTCACCTACTATCCAGAGTACGGCCCGTCTAGGAGGTAAAATTGTCTTATATTCCAGAAGATATAAAACAGCTATGGAAAGAGGCTGCACAATCTTTCAATGCACAGATAAGCGGAGTTGGTTACGCTTGCCTTCTCACATTTAATAACGAGATACGGGCTTCTTCAACAATAATGAGCGACACTGTAAGCTCAAAGCCAAGATTCATACCAGCCATGGGCGGATTAAGCAGCCCGCAACAAATTTACGGTTATCAAGAGACAAACTTTACGGCCTCTAGCGGATTTTATCAAGCTGAGACAACAAAAATTATTGAGGGAAGGGTTTATGGTGCAAACAAGGATTTCGATAATACACTAATAGCTCAGGGTTCTGCAAATGTATGGAAATTTGTTTGTGATAAAAAGCATATACCAGATCTAATGAGGGCTACGACCGCCACGTTTTATAACGGGTCATCAAAAGAATTCAAAACCAAACTTTTTAGGCCGCCAATTTCTTATGGACTTGGGCAAGACGTAAACTGCATATCATTTTGGGTTGATTTCTAATGGCAAAAAGAGGACGAGAGAGACCGCCAAAAGATAGGGTTAGAGATATTCTTATAGATATAAGCTCTAGCGCATCTATTCAAGACGGAGGATTTGTTACAAACACACTAGCGGCTGTTCTTGGAATAACAATACCAGAAATTATATTGGCAAATGTATGCAGATACTGTGGACCTATTCTAACTAGAAGAGCTAACACATATATAAGAAGTCAAATATTAACCAAGATACGTAAGCATCCAAATATAAACTTTTCAGAAGATGTCTACTATAGAGGGGCTTTAGGTATACCAAAAAGATTCAATAAAGATAACTTTAAAAAACTTTTATATAAAGCATTAACTATAGAAGTCACAGCTTGTGGATACGTCGCAAGCCCAACCCTAGGAAGGGCCGCAAGAGCAACAAAAATAAAGGGTCCTACAGCCCTAGCTTCTTATAGAAACGCAAATGCAACAAGTGTTCAAGAATTAAAAGCCGATCTAAAAAGCATTGTTGAAAAACTTTATCAGGAAACAAGCTTTAGAGTTGGGGCTAGAAAAAGAACAGGCAAAAGAAACTGGCTTTACGAAGCGGACACTGGAAAGACTGACGTTGGTGGTTATTCTGTTTTTCCAGGACCAGGCGAGGGCGTGCTTAATGAACAGCAGGCTTATACATCTTCAACAGGCAGAAAAAATTTTAGATACAGTAGATCAGGAACTCATATAATGATAAGCGGGGGTGATTATAACCCAAATGAGTGGCGGCCAAACCCAGGAGAAACAAATGTAATAGAAAATATCTTTATAAGAAGGCTTCCAGGATTGATAAAATCAGTACAAACAACAGGATTAAAAGCATGTTTAAATAAAATAAAAAGCAGGTTAGGTAAACAGGCAGAAAGACAAGCAAAAGTTAGATTATCTAGAGCGCTAGGCTCAAGAAGACAAGGAATCGCTGTAACGGAACAGGGAATATCTAGCGAAGTTGTTTCAAAAGAAATAGATCCAGCGAAAGTTGCAGAAAAATCCGACATATCAGACCTCAACATAGAAGCATCTATAAATCAAATCCTAGGAACAAAAAAATTTACAAAAATACAGTTAGATGTCTTTATAGAAAGAGGCAAGGGTCTTGGTTTAACTGTGCAGCAAACTTTGTCAACAATAAAAGAGGGGTTGGGAATATAAAATGTCAATATTTAGAGGAATAAATAGATTTGGTGAATCAACAACTAGAACGATAATCAGAGAAAATATTATGGCTAAACTTTCTCAGGCCATGATAGATGCTGGTGGTTACTACAACTTTCCAACTGGCGTTTTAGGATTTGATGGAAACGATCTTTCGCTTTTAAGACCGTCTTACAGACCAGAGTATGCAAATTTTAGATTTTGGGCTGGTAATAGCTCAAACTGGGTATGGGAAACCCAATCCCCAACTTATACTGGTGGAGCAGCACCAATACAAATAAGCGGAGTGCATATATCTGGCGTTTTCTACCCAGAAAAAAATGGCGGTCATTATGATCACTACATTGATTACGCAAGGGGCGGCGTTGTTTTTACAAACCCAATGCCTTCAGGACTTCAGGTAAGATGCCAAAGGTCTGAAAGAGTTGGATTTATATATCCTTCAATTGGTCCAGAGTACAGAAAAATATTTAATGCGCACTTAAGAAACTGGCAAAATAGTCCTCCAGGATCAGGTTATGATGAAATTACACAAGAGGTTAAGGCCTTTATGCCAGCCGTATTTGTAGACATTAAAAGAACGGACGGCGAAGCCTATGAATTAGGTTCTGCAGTAAGAATAGACCGTTTTTCAATATCTTTTGATATCATAACTGAAGATACTATTTTTTATGATTTTTTAATGGATTGCTGTAACTCTCTGCAAGACCAAACTATAGCTGCTTATAACGTAGATCAGGCTAGAGCGGGTAATGCATATGGATTAAACTTTGACGGAACCTTAAATCCAAATAGGAAAAGCTTCGATCAAAGATCGGCTAGTTATCCATGGAAAACAATAAGATTTTTAGGAGATGCCTCAGAAATAGATACTTTTATGGCCTTGCCAGTCATAAGAGGAGCGGTAGCCGTTGATTTAGAAGTAATAATTTAATTGTGTATTCTAAATGAGAGATAACATAAAATGTCCACTAGACTATTAAACAATAACAGACTTTTTTACGCAATTGAGGCAATAGGATTTGCTCCATTTAGCGGTGTCGGAACCACAGCAAACACTCTGCAGTCAGGCTTTCTAATGGCCTCTGGAGTTCAGAGCGTTGGTATAGATACATCTTTTAATATTGAGCAAGTCTTCCAGTTAGGTCAGTTAGATATTTACGCTAACATGGAAAATATTCCAAACGTTGAAGTAACTGTAGAAAAGGTTCTTGATGGAACTTCTTTACTTCAGCACTTAGCAACACCATTAACTGGCCAAGGTTCTGAGCTTCTCTCTAGATACAGCAACCAGAGATGCGATGTTGCTTTTAACGTATATAGAGACTACTTATCATCAGCTAGCGGCACTGCTGGAAATATTCACCAGTGCTACATGAGCGGAATGTATGTAAGCTCAATCAACTTCAATTTACCAACAGATGGAAACATGACAGAGTCCATAACACTAGTTGGTAATAGTAAAAACTGGAAAAACGGAGCTACTGTTGGTAACACAATAATGGATTTTAAACCAGTACAAGGTCAAACTTCTGCTCCTCCATTAAGCGGCTTAGTGATGAGACGGCAGAACGTAGTATTTGGTACTGGAACCACGGCTTCAGACACTAACGTTTCTTATCTACCAAAAGAAATTCCAGGTATAGATGCTACAGGATTCAATAGGACTTATGCCGCAAGCACTCTAGCAACTGGAGTTTACGAGGGATTCGGCGCTCACATTCAAAGCATTCAGATTTCTGCAGACCTAGGAAGAACTGAGCTTTTTGAATTAGGAAGACGCGGCCCTTATCATAGATACCTAGACTTCCCAATTGAAGTAACTTGCGCAATTGAAATAATTGATACTCAAGGTGACTCAATAATTGCTAGAGAAGAGTCTCAATCAAATCTAACCGACCAAAGAATATACCTTGTTCTTGAAGACGGAACGACTATAGATTTAGGAAGCAAGAATAGACTAACGTCTGTAAACAATTCAGGCGGAGATACTGGCGGAGGAAACAGAACAGCTACATACAATTACAGCAACTTTAACGCGTTAACAGTAACTAGAAGAGCAGGCTCTGGAGTTTTAGGATTAGGTCCTGCGGCTCCTGGTAAAGCAGATCCAGCGAATGCATCTGATGAAGATCCGTTTGAATTTGGTGAAGTAGCAACTTAATTTTAAGGTGCGATGGGCTAATCCTCATCGCATCACTTATGACAGATAAAATATTGTTTTGCCTTTTATCATCCGCTATAATATGCGGTTGTAGGCAAGACAAAATAACTCAGGAAAAACCACTAATCGGTGAAAGCTTAGTTTTTCATGAATTTGAGGAATTAAAAGAAACAACTCACACGGAAAATTCAATATCCGATTTGAAAGATAAGAGAAATATTAATTTTGGTGACTCCTCAGAAGCACTTAGACCAGAACCACAAATTCAATCTATTTCAGAAAAATCAGAAGTGCAAGAAAAAATAGAGTTAAAAACAATCTACAATGAAGAAAGGAGTGAAAAAATGGAATTAATATTAAGCTCAACACTTGGAACAATTTTTTATACGATTACCGTTTTTGTTGCTGGAGCGCTTATTGGAGCACCGCTTTGGAATTGGATTTCCTCAAAGTTGCCATGGAATAAATGAGTAAAAAAAGCAATATCGAAATGAAATTGCGCCAGATAGTATCTGGCTTTTTTCATATAAAATTTAAAAACAAACTTTTTAAGTTTTTTGAGCCTACAAACGCTCTTTATTCAGAAGTAGCATTTCATACAGAGTCTTTATATGAAGATTTAAAAGCAGAGGGCTTCTTAACTGAAGAAGAAGAAGAGCAGATCCTGAAGGACAGAGGTTTATGGTCTGATGAAAAAGAAAAAAATCTTAAGCAAATGCAACAGGATCTAGAAAAACTTTTATCAGAAAGACACAAGTATAAATATCAATCTAAGGCAATAGCATCTATAGACAAAGCAATAAAAACTTTAGAAGAGTCTATAAAACAATTGCTTGATATCAGAGGCTCGCTTTTTTATCACACGATTGAGTATCAAAAGTCTTATAGAACAAATGTAATACTTATAAGCGAGTGTTTAAGAAATAGAGACGACACTAAGGTTTGGTCTTCTTTTGAAGAACTAGAAAATAATGTTTCGGCAAGTGAGATAGATGAATTGATAGTTTTAACTTCAAAAAATAGATGCACAACTTCTGAAATAAGAAAAATGGCTAGAACCGAACCTTGGAGAACAGTTTGGAAAACGGCTTGTAAAACATCTGGTAATATATTTAACAAGGCCATAACAGACATAACAAAATCTCAATACGAGCTTTGCTATTGGTCAAACGTTTATGACTCGGTTTACGAAAGCTCTGATTATCCAGGGCAGGAAGTAATTGACAACGATGAAATGTTAGATGACTGGTTTATATTGCAGGCAGAAAAATATGGAAAATCGAAAAAAGAAAATAGTGAATTTACTCAAAACAAAAAAATAGCCAACGCTTCTGAGGTTTTTATGGTTGTAGATACTCCTGACGATGCAAAAAAAGTGTATTCAGAATTGAACACTAGCAAGGCAGAGGAAATAATCAAAAAGAGGATGGCTAAGATAGATGAAAAAGGAAATGTTGCTGAACACGAATTTGCGGACGTTCAGCAAAACATGCAGATAGAGCTTAATAAACTAAATTCCAAGGCTGCAAATGGAAAAAGATAACATCACAAGGATATACATAAATTATCAAACTCTAGACGAGACGGCAGAGAAAATACTATGCAAGTTAGTCGAGCTTCATTTTAAAACCGTTTTTGTAGGAGCCGTGTTTCAAATAGAAAAAAATTTTGGTCATTTATGGGGAGAGGACGAGGAATTGTCAGAAGATGAAATGACGGAAGAGCAAAAACTATGGTACGAAAAATTTTTGGAAACAAGAGACAGGATATTTGACCAAGGAAACAAAGAGAAAAAACAGGCAATAGCAAAGATAAAAAACTTCACAATAAAACCAAAGGAACAATAAATGGAAGAAAAGAAAGTAAAGGTTGGAGAAACGGAATTCACACTAAAGAAACCGAGCAGCAAAATAAGAAAAGAAAGTGACTCTATTTACGCCAAGTCGTACAGAAGAGCAATAGCTGAAGGGTTCTTTCTAGAAGCTGAGATAGAAAACATAATAAAAGAGCGAGGCATAAAGGCGGCAAATCAACGCTACAAAAAAGAAATAGACGAAAAGATAGAACATCTTGAGTCTAGATTTAATAAAAACGATTTTGCCTCTGTTGAGGAGGGCGTAGAGAAATATTCTGAAATAGCCGAACTCAGAAAAGAACTAGAAGATCTAGATCAAGCAAAAAGAGAACTCTCAACTCAGTCTGCGGCAATAATAGCAGAAAATGACAGATTTGCGTACTTTGTTTACGCTTGTTGTTTTACTTCAGAAAATGAAAAGGTTTGGGATACTTTTGATGATTATAAAAACGATATCTCAGAAGTAGCCGCAGGATTATCGTCAGAAATGATATCTTTTATATACGATGGAGCAAGTGCTTTATTAGAGGAGCTTGCTAAAATACGACCAGAGAATATATGGCGTGCCTCTGTTTCAAAAGCCAAAGAGGAAACTCCAGAAGATGCCAAGCCTAATAAATCTAAGAAATTAAAACCAACCCAATAATAGTGTATTCTTATTGACAAGAGGATACTTTATTGGAAAATTTTCTGCTGAATTTTGCAGCCCAAATAGATGTAGGAAGAATTGTAATAAGCCCAGGCGTAAAAAATACGCTTGCGGCTTTAGGCAAAATAGGCGGCGGAACAACAACTAGCAAGGTAAAACAAACAGTAGAGCTTGATGTAAAGACTATTGGAAGGGTTAGTGATCTCGGTTCAGATCTAGCAGCGCAAATAAGAAAATCTTTAGATAAGATAAAGATAACCCCGACTAAGATACTAGACGAGGCTTCTCTTTCAAAAGTAAACTCTAGACTAGAACAGATTCCTGTTATAATAAAATCCATAAATGCGGCAATAGCTGGGATCAAGGCTGTTCCTTCTATCGTCCCAGAGCCAGAAAGAGAGCTAGGCAGATTATCTACATTAAGAAAATCCCTTAAATCTATAGAGGCTGAGGCAAACAAAGCTCTTAAGTTACAATTCTCTCTAGAGCTAGGCGAAATAAGAGGCTTTGATTCAAGCATAGCAAATGCTAGAAGCAACGTAAAAAATCTTCAGGATCAGTTAGATAAGCTAAAGGCCGCCCCGTCAAAAAGCCTAGACATTCAGAAACAAACTGAAACAGCAAATGCCGCATTTCTAAAAATGCGGGATTTAAGACAGCAAAGAGCGGCTCAAAAAAATCTTTCTCCAGATGAGAAGCTAGCTCTTCAGGCACAAGAAAAGGAAGCTAGAGACGCGTTGGCAAAGATAGAGGCTAGAAGAGCTTCTAGTAAAAACGTAACTCAACAGATAGCTGAAGCGGAGGCAAAAAGATCTAAAGGGGCCACGGCTCAGTTTAATTTAGGATCTAGTTTAAAGGCCGAACAAGAGCGAGCTAAACAGGAAATAGAAAAAGCTAGAGCGCGTTTAGAAGCCGAGCAGCTAGGCCTTTCTATAATCCAAGAGCAATCAGCGGCTAGGTCTTTAACACCAGAGCAGACTAAAAAAATACAGGCTAAAGAAGCGGCAATATCTTCAGTGGAAGCAAAGAAGACTGAGATATCGAAGGCTTTTGATCAAATAAATAAAGAAATAGCCGACTTACTAGATAAGGAGCGTAAATCAGCTCAAAAGGTTATAGACGACTATAACAAGAAAAGGGCAGAAGTTTTACAACAATTTAAGGGTAAAAGAAAAGATCTACCAGCTAGAACCAAAGCGCTAGAAGCCCTAGAAGCACAATTCCCAAACCTGCTAGAAGCCCAAAGCGCTATAGGTTTTTCTGGTTTTCAACCAAAGACCAAAAAATTTCAAGAACTTAAAAAGAAGCAAGAAGCCGCAGCTCAAGCGTTTACCGAGTCAAATCAAGGGGTTGAGGCCGCAAAGAAAGAACTTGAAGAGACTAGGGCTAGTGTCCTAGAGCAGAACAAGAAAAAGGCTGTCACAAAAGACGTCTTAGATCAGCAAAATAAAGTTAACGAGGCCGCAAAAAAACTTGCGGATATTGAAAAAGCTTCACAAGAAAAAGTTAATAAGCTCAGACAAGATTACGAAGCACTAGGAATATCGGTTGCTAAAGCCGCCGAGAAAAAATCGCAATTAGAAAAACTCAAGTCAGAAGGAAAGACCGGCCTTGAAGGAATAGATGCACAGATTGAAAAAGCAAAAAAATCACTAAATGAAATTCAGCAAAAACTTGTTGTTTCTGGAGAAAGCCCGAAACTTACAAGAGCATTCCAAGATGCGAGAAAAGAGTTTGCTTCAGCTTTAGCAAACAGAAAACAGGCACTTGACACTCAAAAATCTGTTGAGCAAGAAATACTAAATTTAGAAAATCAAATAAACGCTCAAAAAACAATTCAGATAGATTTAGAAAAACAACAGGCTGCTGCGATATCCGCAAAATCTGGAAATCTAAAGCAGGATATAGCGCTAAGAGAAAAAATAGAAGATATAATAAATAGGGCTATTATAGCCGAGAAAAATTTACAAAAACAAGTATCTGATTCTTACGCTAGAGTTGGAAAAAACGCACCACAAAAAACGGAGACAGAACTTAGAACCTCCGCTTTAGCTAGACTAGGTGTTTCAGAACCAGAAATAAATCAACCTACCGAAGAAACACTAAAAAGAATAAAAACCGCCAGACCTTCAGCCGCTGCAAGTAGGGCTGATGAGCGCGTTTCTAAAATTGAAACCTTAGATTCTCAAGAAAGGCTTAGAGTTCTTAATGAGAGAATAAGGACATTGGCAATAAAAAGGGTTGAGACGGAAAGAATTAGCATAAAGCCGAGTCTGGATTATCCAACGCCTAGAGAAACCATTGATAGGGCATATACTAAAACACCCGCCGTCACCCCACTAGGCACAGTAGAGGAGTCTATAAGAGAAAGAGTTTTTGCAGAATTAAAGCCATCTGATCAAGCGTCAGAAGTGAGCGCGATTAGACAAGTAAACACTTTAATTAAAGAGCAAGTTGAGCTTAAAAAAGAAGCTTTAAGACTTGCGTCGCAAGAAGGCGAAGCTAGAAGGAAAGCCTTAGAAATAGAGGCTAAGCTCGAAAAGTTAACCAATATTGAAACTAGAAATAGAGGCAAGATAGCAACAGCTCTTGCGGCTCAAGGTTTTAATTTTGATCCTTATACAGGAGTAGCGACTAAAGCTGTTCCGCCAGGACAAACGGCGCCTAGACCATTAAATATTTACCCACAATCAACACCTAGAGAGGCAGTGCTATCAAAAATCGGTATTAACGAGAGTGAAGTTGATTATGCTACGACTGCAGAACTTAATTTTCAAGGCGCTACTAGAGTAGCGAAGAGTATAGCTAACGCAGAGGCTAGACTAGCTAGAGCGGGGCGACAAGAATTAGAAAACGCAAAACTAGTATCGAATAGATCTGTAGCCGCAGGAGATCTTAGAAGAAATTTAGTAGATTTAATTCAAAGAGATCTAGATTTATCGAGAAGAAGAGTTGCGCTTTCTGGTGGCGAAGCACCAACTTTAGCACAATCTGCGAATAGAGTTATTAGTCGCACATTTGGCACTGGTCCTTCAGCACCTAGAACAGTAGGTGGCGCAGTTGACGTTTTTACTTATGATGAAGAAGCAGGAGCGGTTGAAGCGTTAAAAAGAGTGTCGGATGCTAGAAGAGAACAAGTACAGGCAATAAGACAAGTTAGAGCAGAAGAAAGAGCCGCTGCAGAGGCAACTAGAAATGCAGCTAGAGCTGCTCAACAGGCAGCTAGAAATGCCGCTAGAGAGGAAAGAACAGAAACAGACAGAAGAGCCAGGGCTATAGAAAGAATAAACGCTCTCATAGAAAGATCAGCGCTTTTATACGAGCGTCAAGCAAGAGCATCAAACGCGCTGTCTAGGTCTGGGGTGCCAGGTATTCCAACTCAGCGAATCGATCAAGCAGCTTTAACAGCTAATGCTTCTAGATTAATAACTGGCGGCGCCGATCTAACAGGCCTGTCTTCAACTGAATTAGGTAATTTAGAGAGATCTGGAAGAGGTAGATTGCGGGCACAACAGGCTGAACTAAGAGAGTTTAATTCAGCTGTCAAGGAGGTTAGTGCTGGAACTAGATCTGCGTTCGAGTTAATTTCAAAGTATTCAGACAACGCTTTTGATAGATTTGGCGCTAGAGTTGGTCTTGCCAGTGAAAGGTTGGCAGCTTATGTAATAAGCGGTGCCGGCTTATACTCAGCGATAGCAGCAACTAGACAGGCTATAGTAGAAACCGCACTGTTAGAGAAAGAAATTACGAGTGTTCAGCAGATTTTCGACACTTTAGGTACTAGTGGCGGAGAGAATGTGGGTTTGGCTGCAACATTTGATGCTGCGGCAAAAAGAGCATCTGATCTAAAAGAACAAGTTTTAGCGATATCTCAGGCTACTGGAGCCAATCCTGTAGAAATAGCGCAGTCAGCCAAAACACTTGCTGCAGCAGGATTTGCTGATCCTCGAAAATCTGGCTTTGCAGAAACAATATCTGCAGTTTCTTTTGCAACACTAGGACCAAGCTTTGGTAATAGTCAAGAAGTTATAGACGGTCTTATCGCTTCTATAAATCAGTTTAATAGAAGTCTATCAGAAACACCTTATATTTTGGGGTTGGTAAATCAATTCTCAAAAGATTATGCTGTTGAAGCTCAAGATCTCTTCGAATCTATAAAGAGAGGCGGTGGTGCTTTTAGCGCTGTTGGCGGAAATTTAGAAGATTTTATAAAACTAACAACTATAATTAGAGAAACTACAAGAGAAGCTGCGCCAGTAATAGGCACGTTTATTAAAACACTCTCATCTAGACTTTACTCAACCGCTGCAGAAAATCTTTTTGGACAGCTAGGAATAGACACGAAACAGATAACAGATCCTTACGAAAGACTTCTTGAGCTATCCAGAAAGCTGAAAGGCTTAGGCGAACAAAACGTTCTACCACTTTTATCAAAGATAGTTGATAGTCGTCAGGCTGGTCGTTTTGCCTCCTTGGTTAAGGTACTAGGAGAGTTTGACACAAGGTTTGGAACATCTGAAGAGATAAGAGCCAAAGCCGTGAATTCTATCGCTGAAGATGCCAAGAAAAGATTAGACGATATAGGTCCAACTATAGATAGGATAAGAAACAGTTATTTTAAATTTGTAGAAAATATATACAACAATCCAGCAACTAAAGCTCTTCTAGATATACCAGCCGGCCTCTTAGGTGCTCTTTCAGAGGTTCCAAAGCTAGGATTTTCCGTTGGTAAGGCAGATTTTAACGCTGCAAATTTTATAAATCCTCTAGCGCAAGGTGGCGCAGCAATAGGTATAGCAAGCGTAATAAGAGGTTCTATAAGAGCTTTCCAACAAAACGGTCTTAGCGTTAGACAAAATACTGCATCACTAGATCAGCTTAGAGGATCTGTTAACGCATTAACACTTCAAATGGGCGGTAGAGCTGTAGCCCCAGTTGGTGGCCAGCCTGGGCGAGGAGGCGGTATATTTGCTGGATTCAGAGGCGGTGGAGCGGGAGCCGCTATAGCTCTAGCTGGGGCCACTCTAATACCAGGTTTAGTTAACTCCATTATTCCAGCTCTAGAATTAGAGGCTGATACTTCTAGTAATATAGCAGCTGGTGTTCAGGGGGGAGTTCTAGCTGGAGTTGTGGCGAGATCGCTAGGCGCAGGATTAAGAGGAACGGCTATAACAGCACTTGTAGGTACAGCGGTTTCCGCAGCTTCTTCTGAATTTGAGAATAGAAGACAAAGGCAATTATTAGAAGAACAAAAAAGACAAGCGGAGGCAGCAAAAAGTACGAGTGAGCTATTTGATATAGGTAAAACTGGTCAGATTAAAAAAACCGATGTTATAGCGCCTACAAAAGAAGCTAGAGCTTTTATAGATGGCGTAGTTAAGTCAGATAGATTTGATAAATTTAAAAATTTAATACCTAGTCTATTACTAGACCCTAGTTTAGAACGAAATAGGGTCGAGATAGCTAAAACTGAAGACTTGGCAACAAAAGCCGCAAAAAATCTTAATTTAGACCCAGATGCATTAAGAAATGGTCTTGAAGATCTTTCACAAAATCTCAGAACCTCTCTAGAAACAGCTCTTACTAAACGTTTAAAGGATGTGCCAGATACACTAGAGGGTAGAAAACTAGCTATAAAAGACGTTGCAAAACAATTTTCTGAAAAAATAACAATACAAGGTAAACAAATAGATTCTGAAGTCATAGAAAAATCTCTAAGTGACCAATTTTTAAGAGTTAACAGCCAAACACGAGAATTGTCTCAATCTTTTGGAGATTTCAGAGTGGCTGTGAAATCTCTATACGAAGAGTCTGAAATAGCTGGAAGAATTTTAAATACTCTAGGATCTACTATAAGTAGGACTGTAGAAATACAAAATACAGGAATACAAAGAGTTTTAGATTCAGCAAACAGATCTTTGGCGTCTCCAGAGTTTACAAAAAGACTTACAACAAATCCTTTTGCATTTCAAACAACTCAACAGCTTCAACAAAGCGCTTCTATAAGAACTGTTTCAAACACGATATCTGAACTTTCAAACATTAAACCTGTAGATTTATTATCTAGCTCAATAAAAGAGACAGCTCTGATTATAGACGGTTTTTTAAATGAGATTTCTGTTGCAACACCAGCTATAAGAGAAGAGTTGATAAGAGTTTTATCGGATCAATCTTTAAGAGATATAGGCGGTATAGGTAGAGATGCTGAAGAAGTAACAAATGAAAATAGACAAACGATTGTTTCTCAAAGGGTTACAAATGAAGCATTGAAGTTTCAAACAGAACAAGCCTTTTCGGCTCTCAAAGAGCTAGGCCCGTCAAGCAAGAAATTATTCGAGCTAATAACAACCTCTGCCCCACTAGGAATACAACCATTTGATTTAAGAGAACTCTCTAAGGCTTTAACTTCTGGAGAAGCAAGTTCTGGTCTTAGAATACTAGGCTTGCAAGGAGCTGAACAGAAACTAAGAGAACAAGCAAACCTTCTCATAGAGAGGCAAAACCAATCTATTCAAGCTCAAATACAGGCGTCAGAAGCTTTAATCGCCGCCCTTTTTGAAAGGAGAAATAACGAACTAGAGTCAATAAGATTGTCTAGAGATAATCAGATAGCACTTCTAGGTTTTAGTTCAACTTTAGGCTTGGTTACTAAAGAGTTTGCGTCGGCCCAAGCTAGTATAATAAAGAGTGGGGAAATATCGGTTAGAGAGGCTGGCCTGCCTAGCGGAAATATAAGCGGAATATCTAACACAATTAATCTTATAAAGTCTGTTCAGAATGCATTAAGTGGAGCAATTAAAGCTACTGGAACGCCAGGGTTTTCACAAACAACTGAGTTCCAAGCTTTAGCTGGACAAATAGCAGCGATTAACAGATCTCTCCCAGGATTTGGTTTAAATAATAAAATCAGCACAAGCGATATTGGAAAAACCGCAGCAGATCTAGCCTCCTCTAGAGCTTTACTAGAAAGGTCTATACAGGAGGTTTTCGCTAATTTACAGGATAAATTTAGAAACTTCGGAGAAACCGTAGATTTAATTGGAAACAAGATACAAGCACAAAGAGCAACACTAGACGGTATTATAACTAAGTTATTCTCTGGAGGTCCAGCAGAAAGGGCTATAGCAAAGTCTTCGCTAACAACTGCTCAGCAAAATGTAGAAAGAATAATAGCTAGGCTAAATAAACTAGACCCAAACATTTTGGCTAGTGGTACTGGTCCAAATAACATTCTATCTAGACAGGATATAGCTGATGCCATAAGTCCTTTAATTTCAAGCCTTTCAGAAAGAGATTTTACTGCACTTAGAGAGCTTATAAGTTTAGCTGGATCTAATCAATTCACGGCGGGAGGTACTGGCGAACAGATAAAAGCTGCTATTGACGCGGCCTTGTCTAAGATATTACCAACATTTGGTATAGCCGCTGGACAGAAAGATATTGCAGCAAATGTTTCAGCTGGGCAAGCAGCATTAAATGAGGCAAATAGAATTTTACAGGAGATAAACAGAGCAAGCTCTGAACAAGCAAATATAATGAGCGGAAATCTAAGCCTAGTTTCTTCCGAAGTGAACAATCTGTCAGCAGCAATAGCAGCAATACCAAAGAAGATAGAACTTGTTGTAAGCGGAATAAACAATGTATCTGTTGATTTTGATATAACTGATGTTCAAACTTCTGTGGCTTCCATTGGTCAAGAGGTATACAAACAGGTTGTTCAAACTCTAACTGAAGGATTTAGAAGAGCCGGAGTACCAGTTCAGTTATGAGTGCAGAAAAACTATTAATAGGTTCAGCTCAAGCATTTTTTCTTGGAGCGTTTGCAACAGTTAGTGGTACTTCTACCTTATTTATATCTGGAACTGGAAATATAGCATCTGGAGCAATGCCGCTTTTCTTAAGGGCGGTTGATTCAAAAAATGCAAATCTAACTCTTACACTTTTAGCTTCTTCAAGAACATACTCATGGGAAAGCCTTGGGGATTATTGGCAAAAATATAACACAGCCTGTGATGTTTCTGCCAGTTATTTTTGTAATGATTGGGAATATCTGCCTTACTCGGCGTCTCAAGCGTCAGGTGCCTCAAGCTATATTACCATGTTCACATCTGGAAGCTACAGATCTGCAAGAAATTACCAATTACCACTTTTCATGTCTTGCTCGGGCGATGGTGTAGCAAATAACAATTTAAGTCTGTTTTTATACGCGCAAAATAATGAGACAGTTCATTCTGGTTCTACCACGCTTTTTAATTTAGGCCACGGTATTTCAAATGGAACTATCACAATGACTATAAGTGGAGAGATGCCGTCTTCTAGCGGTTTAATTACAATGGTATGTAATTCTTACGATAGAGCAGAGACTACTATAAAACTTTTTACATCGGGTATATAATATAATATGGGAACGCCACTAACAGGACAAACTCCAGCAGAGACATATAAGGACTTATTAAAGTTAAGCAATAGCAATAATGGTATTGACGGAACCCTAAGATATTTAGGAGATGGTGAGGGCCAAGACTCAACGGTTAAAATATCTACTTCTGGAATCGACGTATCTGGAACAATATATTTATCAGGAACAATTCTTTCTGCTTCTGTTGATCAAATAAATAAGCTAAACAGAACAGTTGTAGATGGAATTGTCGAGGCTAGCAAGGTTTTAGTTGCAGACAACAACAGGGGTCTTAGCACTCTTGGCGGAGACATAGATTTACTTTCAAATAGCGCTGGTCTTTCTAATGGCGTTGTTTCAAATTTAGGCTTTGGTCCTTTTGGTTATGTAATGAATGATCTAGGATCAACTAGCGGCATAGTAATAAATCCAGCTAGCGGCTCTATTTTTAAAGCTGTAATAAATTCAACAACCACAGCATTGTCTTTTCAGATACCAAACTATGTTTTAAATGATTATTACGCATCTACACCAAGAGCTTATTGGGTAAGACTTTTTGTTGTTCAAGACGCAACAGGCGGAAGGTCAATAACATGGCCTGCTACAGGCCAAGCGAACGGTAATTTATATTTCCCATCTGGTCAATGGACGTCTGTATCAGAAAGATACCCAAAAATATCTGGAGTATCTTATTCTCCATCATCTGGAGAAATAGACATATTTGATTTCTGGACTTATGATTACGGAGTAAATTGGCTAGGTAATAGAGCAGCTTCTGGGATAAATAGAAATGGCTAACGTATATATTAATGGAAAAAGAATAGTTCCAGCTCCACTGTACGCAATATCTCATGATATTACTAGGACTAACGGTGGAGTAATAATATCCTGCGTATATTCAATATCCCTTACTGGCAGTATTCTAGCAAATAGAGGATATCCGTCTAGCGCTGGAGCGTTTTCAACAAGCGCTTCAGATGGTTTAGATTTAGATGAATCTTCAACAATCATAACACAACAACAAAGATTCAAATCTTTACTTAACAAGCAGTTAGCGCTAAAGCAAGAAATTCTATTAGAGGGTTCTGGTTATGGGGATAATAGAACTGTACAGATAATTAATACGACTGGTGGGGCAAATGGTCAAACTAGTGATAAAATAGAGTTTAATTATTTTACTTCAAATATAGAATTTGAACCATCTACCACTACAGATATATCAAATTATACCATAACACTACAGGCAAATGATGTAAGATTAAATAACAGAAGTATAAACCCAGCTTCTGGTTCTTTTAAAGATTATTATTTAAGATCCGCTTCAGACACTATGAGTGTCCAAGCATCAAACGATTATGATAACACATATACGGTCACTAGATCTGTAAAGGCTCAGGGTTACAAGCTTTACGATTCAGATGTGGCTGGCAGTACAGTAGGAACAAGCGGTTGGGCTTCTGCTAAGGCGTGGGTAAAATCACAGTTTGGTGATAAGGATATAAGAAGCTCGCCAACAGTTGGGGAAAAGGGCGAATTTCCAGTTATAACGCTACCAAGCGCTTATGAATATGTAAATGCTACAGTATCCGAAGATGTAGATAGACTTGGTGGCGAATACGGTATAACAATAAGCTGGACATATGCCCCCAAAAATACTAGCGGTGTTTATTATTCATCTGATGATTATACAATATCTCAAACAAAAACAAACATAGGATCTAAAAACCTATTCAAAATAAGCGGTGTTGTAAAAGGTTATCAAGATAATACTAGAGTAAAAAAGGCTTACGAAGTCGCAAAACTATATTTTGACGAATCTGTAAACATTAGTGCGAACCTTTCAAATAGAATAGCTAATAAACTAGGTGTTCAATCTTCCTCTATCAAAGGACCAGTATCTTCAGTAATAACACATAATGAGTTTGGCGGTTCTATAAACTATGACTTCGATTTTTATCAAAGACCAACGGGTCTTCCAGCGGCTTTTTCAGATGTAGACGTTACGATGTCTAAAAACAACAACGAAAGAATTATTGCTGAGATTGGTATACCAGGAAGAACTGCCGGGCCAATAATACAAGATATTAAAACTAAACAGGCTAAAAAGAGATCTGTTAATGCTTCCTTTTTATTGGGCGTTTCAGGGTACGATTTTTCTATTATTGAAGATTTAAGAAGTAGTGGGCTTACTTATTTAAATGATATAAAAGCAACACCAACTGGTACGGAAAACACTCATTTCTGGATGACAGGATTTTCTCATAATCTAGATATATCAAATGGAAAATATTCTATAGACGCTAACTACACGGAGTTATAATAATGGCTGCTGATGTGCAAACAATAAAATTTCTAGGATGCTCTGTTATAAGCTTTACATCATCAATAGGATTCAACGGAAATCCTTCAACATTGTCTGTTACTATGGCAGAAGATTTTGATGCAGGCGATGATTTTGCAGCAGATAGCCATACTATAAACAATGAGTTAGGGGCAACTTATGGGGGATCAGCATTTTCTGATGGAAACCCAGGAACATACGCGACATTTAAAACCCCAAACGACAGTTTTGTTTTTAAAGGCTTTGTTACTAGTTACAGAAGGTCTAAAAGTGTTAGCGGAAATCTGATAAATGTAGAACTTTCAGATCCTAGATTTTTCTTCGCTAATATACCGATAATAAATGATACAAATCTTGGGATAAATAATACAAATTTCACACCAGGTACCTGGAATATAATATCAACACCAGCAATATTCAACAATCCAATAACTCTTGATTGGAATAAATCGGGAGTAAGATTCGATAAATTAGCAAAAGCTATAGAGGAAAAAACTTTTAATTTATATTTGGTAACTGGTATTAAGATAGTTTTTCACCAATCTTTTTATTCTCAACTTATTGGCGGCTACAGATTAAAACAGCAAGCAAGCACCGTTGAAGATGTTATAAATCAAGCGGCAAAAGACGCAAATATAGATTGGTATTTAGAGATGGGCGAGAGTGGAGGGTTAACTGTAGCTAATGTAAAAGGCATAAAAAGAAAAAACCAGTATAATTTTACGTCTAGTAACGGTTTAGAAACTTTTATATCCTCTAGATCAGATAAAGTTGTGAGCTGGGAAGTTGGTAGAGAGTTAAGACAAGATCCAACCACAACTATAGTCACAGGAGACAGGGTAAGAACGCTATGGAACACTAGTCCTAACGGAAATTTTCCAGTTTTTTGCGAATTGGGAAACGGAGCCGTTATAGACAGAGCTTTCGTTTGCTTAGATTTCTTAAAACAAGCGGGCTTCTTAACACTTCCAACTGTTGATCTTAACATACCAGAAAGCGTTTTAAGCACATTAGGCCAGCAAAGCGATGAATTTGGTAATACTAGACAAAGATATCCAAGTAGAACTAAAAACCAAGTCACAAGAACTAGAAGAGGGTATATAGCCTCTGAGTCTATCCTAAGGGCCGCTTTATATAACAAAGCGTCATGGGAAACAGCGGTATGGTATACATATTGCAACGGTGTTAATCCGTCTACAACACTAGCTCTTACTTATAACACGTACAATAGTTTTGATTTAGATTATGGATTTGATGCACCAACCACCCAAACGGTATCTTCGTTTTCAATGAACCCAAACTCAATTGGTGTTTACGGGCCAGCGTTTGATTTTGACACAGGAAATGTTAATGCAACTATTGGACAAAACGCTAATGCTGTACAAGAGACTCTTAAGGAAGCTGTTTATCAGGCTACTAGAAGATGCGCTGAGGAGTATTACGGTAAAAAGTTTATTTGTAGACTTCCTGCCTCAACAATATGTGAAAGTATAGGCTCTAGTTATGAGGCCAATCAGAAAAAAATACCTATAGAATATGATGTAGTAGATGCCGCTCCAGATATCGCTTTCTATGATTCTCAGTCGCCTATAGGTTTTCCTAATTCTCTTTTGAACTCTGACGGCAAAAGCTTTAGAGCGCCTAACGGTTTGTTTAGACCTTTCTTGTATGTAAACAATACTACAATATCCTCAAACTTCAATCAGCAGCAATACGAATATTTAGACACAAATTCATGTATATGGGCGTACTCTGACCCTAGTGAACAAGGTGGTCAGGATGTTACATTGTATCACTCTGGAGTAAGTGTAGAAACTTACAGATTTGATCCTAGATTTGCAATAGTAACACTTAACGAACCGATCCTGTTAGGTACTGACGGCTATAGAATGGTAACGCCATCAGCTGTAACGAATGGCGCTGTAACAGCATGGAGCACTGGAACTAATTACATAAGCCTAAGTAGAACTGACAGAAGCGGCTGTTTTTTAGATTTGTTATCTAAAGTATTTTATGATTTCACAATAGTACCAGCGGATGACGCAGATTTGAATACTAGTGGTATTAGGGTAAATGTAAATAGAAGCGTTAAAAAGGTTTCTGTTGATTACTATTTATCACTACAAAATCAGGCTATAGCGCTTCAATCAATAGTTGGTTTGGCTGAAGTTAGATTGGTTGATATAAATTCTCACGGTGGATTCTTTATACCTTTAGTTTGGAACTATATCAAATATGGACCTTGGGTTAATGGATTAATAAATTCTAGACCAGTTAACCTTATTGATGATAATAGACTAAATCCGTGGACTTATGGTAATCACGCTAGAATGAATGACGCTGGTAATATAATAGCTGAAAGAGCAAACACTTTAACTCACACAATATCTTATGCAACTGTAGTAGTGGAAGGTTATCCTGAGTTTAATTTAGGATCTGAAATAACAGCCGGAACAGACACGATGGGTTCTATAAGCGATGTAGGAGTCTCTTTTGGGATCGACGGTGTAAAAACTACATACAAATTTAAAACATTCTTTGGGCCTATAGGTTTTTCAAAGAAGTCAGAGCTAGATCAAATATCCCAAAACTCATTCTCATCAGGATCTAACAAGAACACAATAAATTTAGAATCTATATTTGAAAATGTTCAAGAACAAATATATAACCAAGGTGGTGGTTTTGGAGGCTCAAACTCAGCATTCGGAACAATTGGTGTTACTACTTTTGTTGGGTCTGTAAATAACGCTGGTGTTAACGGTGGCGTATCTATGAGGCCTGGCGCTGATGTTAAAAACAATAACAGCTCAAATACATCAAACTACGGCAAAACAGCTAAGGCAGAAGCTAGCGCTATATTTATACCATGTACAACTAGACCTCCTGCAACAACTAGAGGGGAAGCTCCTACAATAGAGGGAGGTTTATAGTTTTGATAGTCCCACAAGGAACACATGGATTAAACCCATTTAGAGCTAGATTAGGAAAAGAAGCGGCTAAGCCTAACGTTGCTATGGGAAACACCCCTGGTGATTATAATGCTTTTGATGCTAGAGGTATGGCCATAAGGTTGCCAGTAATGGTTGCTGGATGGGGTTATGATATTTTTGGAAGACCAGTCCCTAGTAAAGCCGTTGATCTTGTAACTCTAAACGCTCAAGTAGACATGGGCTATTATGGATTTGCCAACGATAACGCATCTGACACAAGAGGATCTCCAGCTCCTTACGGCGCAGAAACGCCGCTAAAAGATTACGTTGGCGGAGCTTTAGATTTAAGATATAATCAAAGACACGGAGTTTGGCAAACAGACCACTCATTCTACGCTCGTATCACAGCGGTAAACGCAACTGCCTCAACTAGCAATAAATTTTATTGGATATACGATTGGGAAGAGGTTGAAGTAAGATATAACCCAATTAAAAATCAAAACTCTGGAGACCCTTTTGATAGAGCCTTGTCTAACCCAGCAAAAGGAAAAGCGATAAATGTTGCAGAGGTAGTAAAAGACCCTGGTGATAGAAACTATGGATATCTTAGAGCTGGGACGATAATTGAACTAAAGTCCCATCTAGTGGCTAAGTCTGATGACGGTGACTATACCTTAGAACCTGTTTATCTTTTTAATCACACAGAGGAACAGCCAGTATTTTTACGGATAGATTGGAATTCTACTGTTGGATACCCAGCACCGTTAACAAATGAAGATGCTTCTTATGGAGCCGCCAGTTACAATGGCTGTAATAGATTTTTATATAGGGCAGAAATAGCCTATTTTAATGAAAGCAATACAGCTGGCGGAAAATTTGGCGCTCCTTTCGGGGCTTTTACTGGAACTAATATATTTGTTCAATGTATAAATGTAAATGAATGGGGTAATCCCGTAAACACAAGAGGTGTTGTTGCTCCAGGAATTATAATGGCAACTGGTTCGATAGTTCATTCTGCGGCAACAAACTTATCATGGACTGGATCTACCTCAACTCTCGCATCAGGCGCGTATCCTCCTGGCTTTATGATAAAGCCTATATGGCATAACACTATTGTTGAAGCAAAAAGAATGAAAAACCAGTCGGCAACAAAGTTATCGACTAACGGTCCATTGTACTACTTTAGCATGGTTAATGGTCATGACGGAGCTTGCGCTACTGGCGCTTGGCCAGCACTAAACACTACTCAAGAGGCTGGGCGCGGAGAAAACACAACGGTTCTTAGATAATAAAGTGAAAGGTGTATTTTAATATATGGCGACAGTAACATTTTATGCAAACGAAGGTATAGGAGCTATAAATTCTGGAAGTCAGAACTTAAACGGTTCTGGGTTGGGTTTTTTTGGAGCTGGAGGATCAAGCTCTAGTGTAAGAATTGGTGAGTATCAAGAAAGGACTTTTGTTTCAAACGCCAATGGTACTAGCGCTGGTGCTGAAATAGATAACGTTCAGTATGTTAACTCAACTGGGGCCATAATATCTAGAGGCGGAGTGGCTGACGCTACTCTTTGGATAAAAAATATCCCAAACTATAAATCTACTTTAAATATAAGATTTGAGCACACAAGCTCTGTAAGAACACAGAACGGAAAGATACAGATCTATGATAGATCAAACGTTTCTAATGGCCCCGTTGGTGTTATATGCCAAGCATGTGAAATAGTACATCCAGAAACTAGCCAAGCTGTAGAAGGATCTGGTTCTTCTGCATGGGTTCCCTGCAGTGGAAGCTCTCCATATTTAACGCTTACTGACAGTCCTGGCCTAAGCGGTCTAAGGCCTAGCGGATCAAACACATACTCAACAGTTCATGATTGGTTTATGTGTCTTTCAGCATCTCCTACAGGCATAGGGTCACACACAGGCTTTGGACTCTTTTTCTCTGTAGAGTACTTATAATGCCAGCTATAAAGTTTAGGACTACAGAATACGAGGCTGTAAGCGGAGTTAAATATTACGATTTAAGTCCTGACTCAATATGCTTTACTAGTACTGGAAGTTCGTTTGGAATTCAGGTTAGCGGCTATTCAGATATAGCAAATGTCTCACCACTAGGTTCTTTAAAAAGAAAAAGATCTACAACAAACGTAAGAAGAATACCAGACTCTTCTTCTGGCGTTGTTAAAAACGATATATTAAATTTTGTATCTTTACCAATAAGAAATATACCAAATTGGTCTTCAACACTTAGTATAAATTTTGGAGAGCCAGCATCAACTGGGTCTTATAATATAACTAGCGCAAAATTTGTGGCCTCTGGGCTAGATGTAAATCCATACGTTTACCCTGAATCTCAAAAATCTAACGTGGTTATAATTAATGCTTTTGAAATATGCCATACTAGCGCTAGTACTGGAGTGGCTGGTTCTGGAAGTACATCCTGGACTAGCTTTTACCATCTATCTAAAAACTCATTAAATTTAACTAGAAACCCTGGTCCTAGCGGGGCTTATGCAGCGGTAGGATCTACAGGAATACCATCAAATCAACACGATTGGCATATTGGAATGTGCATAGAGCCAACAGACATAAATGTTGCGCCTTTTATAATACTCGCGTGTATTATAGAGTATCTGTAGGTGATTATGTCAGAAGATAATGGTTGGATTGAGTATAAAAAACTAATTCTTGCAGAACTGACTAGAAGCAACGATAGATTGTCTAGGATAGAGGCTGATCTATCCTCGATAAAGGAAGAGTTGGCTGTCCTGAGGACTAAAATGTACTTTGGGTCAGCTATAATAGCAGTGTTTATATCTATAGGCGTTACTTTTGTTAATCATGTAATTAAGGGATAAAATGAAAAAACTATCAAAAATTTTAGCTAAGCTCAGAAACGTTTCAGCTGGTGTAGAATACGGAGCTTGTTGTTGTAGAGATCAGAAAACTGGCGAAGTCAAACACTGCAGTTATTCAGAAGGATTAGCCTGTGGAGATTACCCATATCTTACCTGGGTTTGTACTTTTTATCCAAATCTTTCTTGTGAAGATACGTGTTATGACTCATATCCAGGAGGCACAAAGCCTAAACCATCGACAGACCCCACCATAGAGCCTAGCCCTAATCCTAATGGAGGCGGCGCTATTGACCCTAGCTCTTTTTACGGCGGTGGAGGCGGAGGCGGACCAGTTCCGTGCCCGACTTCTCCAACAAACATACCAACAGATTGCGAACGCGAAGCTTCTGATGTTGCTGCATGTTTAGAAACATTAATGGTTGGAAGTAATGCAGATCATCCAACAGCCAAGCTACTCAGGGGTCTAATTGTTGGCTGGGGTAGATATAGATGTCCAGAAGTAAGGTCTCTATGCTATCACACAGAACAAGGCAATGTCGGATGTTATCCTGGGATGACAATAACCGATATGAAATGCTACTGCAGAATTCATCAAGAGTATTGGAAGGGACTAAAGAAAATAGTTGAAGAATTCTGCGCTGGAAATAGTAGCGGTGAGAAAGTAAGAAGAGAACTTACAAAACTTTGCAAACAGCTTAAACTAGCGCGAAATAGATGCGCTGGGGGTGACGGATTGCCTAGAGATCCAATTAAAGACTCAGACAATTCGCTCTCACTTAATTGCGGAATAAAGAGAGTTGACTAATGAAACCAAATTTTATAAAATATTTCTTAAAGGCCACTGAGCATGAAGGTGTAGAAATGCTAATGATGAATCCTCAAAAAGATAGTGGGGAATATGGGGAAGAAGGGGGAATGGCAAAATCTGACTTAAAAACACTTATCAGAAACGCGCAAGAGTTGCACGACCTTCTTTCAGATAATGAAGATATGCCAGAGCATGTTCAATCAAAAATAACACTAGCTTCAGACTACATTGTTGATGCTGCAAACTACATTAAGTCAGAAAAACAAAATCCGGGATCCGAGATCCCAGATTCTGTTGACACCGAAGAATTAGAAATGGAAGACGATTAAAAAATCTTATCTTCTATAGCTTTGCTGCACATTATGAATAATACTCTAGCTTCGGCTAGAGTTATTCTTTGCCCACACCAAAATTGATTGGACGACTTTTTAGAGCTTATTTCTAAGCCGTATGTTGGATCCTCACTATCAATTCTATAGAGCTTTATTATTGTATTACCGTCCTTGGTTTGGTGAAAAAGACCCTTACCTTTTTGCGTCTGACCATCGCTATTTCCTAAGTGGTCCTTTTTGTCAGAAAGCACCAAGGCTATCTCTGCAAGCTCTTCCAAGTCTAGTTTTACCGTTTCATGGTTTTCTTTCCAATCAAAAACAGCGTTTCCATTTTGATCTTTAGACTCTAGCTGCTTGGCAATCGTCAGAAAGAAATTTTTTGTTGTAGGATTATACTCCCACGAAGTGGCAGAACCCTTCGTAAATTCTTTTTGATTTGGTTTATATATTTTATATGACGGATTATATTTCTTAGGTTCCATTAGATTATGATCTCCGATGATTTGATTTCTTGTGGTATGGATTCTCCGCCGTTAGCTTCTCCTCTAGTGAAGGAGTTTAGCTTAGAAAGAACGGCATGACCCTCTGAATACGTCAATGTCGAAACGTCTTGCTTCTCTAACCCCATAATAGCAAACAGCTTTACAGGCTTTATACCAAGTCTATTTGACATTGTATTTATTGCTATCTTAGCGCTATCTGAGATATTTTTGTTTCCGTCAGATGAAGACATTGATATATCGTTAACGTCCATACCTTCCTGTATTTCTTCTGCAGAATAAACCTTGACTAATCCAAGCGCCTTTCTTAATGCTCTAGCTTCAGCTTTAGTAGCCGCTGTTGCGGTGCTAGCCTTACAATAGGGCCAAGGAGTATTGTCTGGATTAACATCAAATACATCCCCAATAGAAAACGACTTTGAGCTTCCGAATCTTTGAAAAGTCAAACTGCAAGATACGGTGGCTGTCGGGTCTGAAAGCGTTGGGGCCTTTATCACATCCATATAGCAGCTTATTATTTGACCAATAAGTTTCTTAAAAACTCTTCTAAGCCCATCGCAAGTAGGCATTCCATCTTTTAATTCGTTTTCAGAAAAATTAGACATAACATAGTCTGACCAACCCGGATCTGTTTCTGAAACTCCGCAAATAATTGGTTTTATGTTCTTAGTTACTTCTGAATAAATTTCCTTAAGCTCAGAAACCTTCTTAGTCTTAAGATCGTCCAAAAGCATATCACTGTTTTCTACAATTGTGTTTATAATTTCTTCTTTCTTCATGTGAAGCGTTTCTCCAAAAGCATTATATCTAGTTCGTCGGTCGAGGTTTTAGACTCATTTAAAAATGGGAAAAATGAAAGGAAAATTGTTCTTATATGCTCATTTACAAAAACAATCTCATCAAAAAAATCGCAAATAGCTGGAAGAGATTTTGATATCTCTTTCATTCCAGTTATGTCTGAAATATACCAAACCTTTTTATTTAAAATGCATCCAGACTGCATTAGATTTATAGCAGATCTTATTGTCAACGCTAAAGCATCACCTCTATAGTGCTCTATATAATTGTAATAATATAAAGCGCAAGGATTCACAAGAGCTGGTGAATTATTATCAGATGTAAATATCATATAATCGTAATCATATGTATTCTTCTTGTATAGAGTGCTTACTATTTCGTAGTACTCTTGACTCCTAACCGAATCCATGCATATAGCAATTGATTTTCTATTTGGGAATCTAGTTCCTAATAAAAACGTTTCTTTTATCGGATCCTGGTTATATTTTCCACTCATTTTTTTTGATCCTTCCATATATAGTTTCCCATTCTGGATTTATCTTTTCTATATTCGTTGAATTAGTTTTACTTGCTTTGTGGTTATTGTATGTAAATAATGGAATTGGAACTCTTAGTGCAAAGTAGCCAGATAGGATTATTCTGCACCAAAGATCGTAATCTTCTATATATCTAAAAGATTCATCAAAGCCTCCAACTCTTTCAATAGCACTTCTTCTAACCATCGAATTGGTTGATACAATACATTCTTTGAATAGAAGCTCTCTATCAAAATTCATCTTTAATCTTAGTTGCGCTCTGTCTGGATAACGTTCTATATAGTCGCTATAAACAATACCAACGCTATCACCTTTTCGCATAAACTTTAAAGATTCTTCAAGTTTTCTTGGATCATAAAAATCATCCCCATCTAAGAAAGATATGAATGGTGCAGAAGATTTGCTTACACCAAGATTTCTAGCAGAAGCCGTTCCGCCATTATTTTTCTTTGTATACTTTATTTCAAAGTCTGTTTTTGACTGAAGATTAGAAATAATGTCCTGAGTTGAATCTACGCCACCGTCGTCTATAACTATCAATTCATACATGTTTTTTGGCAGCGTTTGGTTCAAAACACTTTTGATAGCTTTTTCTATAAAATTCTCTTCATTATATGTAGTTATCACTACAGAAACTTCAGGATTTAACATTGCATTCAACCTTTATTATTGAGCAACCATCTTCTAAATAGACCTTAGAAATATCTAATCCAGACGATAAAATGAAATTGCTAGCCGCTTGAACATTAAATGCGTTTTTTATCGACTTACAGGTAGCGTGACCTATACCTAGGTCTATTTTATGATTTGCAACATTTACAAAAACTTGATAAATATTTATAAAACCAATTGTTATTTTGGAGTCTTTTTTACAGTGCATTTTAATTTTTGCAAGCAGCGCCTCTGGCGCCTCAGAAGTTTCAAAAGTTCCAGGATATATATAGAGTTCATCTATTGCTGTATCGACTGTTTCTAAAAATTCCTGCTCGGTTAATTTTGTAAAGTTTAAATGTTCTGATTCTTTATTTGATATAAAATATTTCATTTACAGTTCCTAGTCTTTGATTATAGGCCTTATTAAATATTGAGTTCCAATTATGAATAAAAGTTTCCATAGAATAGTTGGATTCAATAAACCTTCTAGCGTTTGAGCCAATGCTTTCAAATCCTTCCTCATTATTGCAAATTTTAACAACCGCTTCAGCCAAAACATCTAAGTCATTCGATGAAACAGAGTTTTCTTCATTTAATATCTTAGCAACCTCTTGATATCTAGTCGAAACTATAGGCGTCCCGCAAGACATAGCCTCAAGAAGAGACATTGGAACAGGAGAAAATTTTGAGGTGTTTATATAGCAGGCAGAATTTTTAATTTTTTCTGCAATTTTATTTGGATCTGATATAGGCCTGCTTATTCCGGGATTATCTCCAATAAGAGTAAATTTGATTTTTGGGTCTATAGACGTTGCTTTGTTTTTAACATATTCCCATTCAAAATGACCACAAAAGAAATCTCTATCTCTTAGATAGTTTACGGTGTACACAACCTCTTTGCTACCGTTTGGTTTCCATCCAGAAAAGACATTAGTATCTATTCCGTGATTTATGACTATAGCGTCTTTGTTTTTCCAGCTTTCTTTGTTGTGTTCTGTTATACAGACATTTAAATCTGCTTTTATATTAATCGTCTCTAGCAAGGCTGGATTATTAATAGGCTCAACATGATCTATATGTATCAAAGGAAGTCTAAGAGCATTGGCTAGGTTTTTTGAGTTTTGTATTTGAGAATATCTCTCTTGTGAGATTATAAAATCTATCGAGGATGGTATCTTTTCGAAATCGGTAACTATAACGCAGTTCTTAGGAAGCTTTCTAAACTCTTCATTCCATTTCTTAGATCCTGGCATCTCAAGCAAGAAGAAGTTATGGCCAGTTCTAGCCATCGCCTCTTGATAAGCTTCGTGTGTAGAGAATGTTAATATATCGTATTTCTCTTTAGATTTTCTATTTATTTTATTTGAAACAAACAATACTGGATTCATATCAAGGCCTCCATTTTTTTAGCACAAGCTTCTATGCTAAAATTGTCCTCTAGAAATTTTCTATTTTCTTCAACTATGTTTTTAACTAATTCAGGATTGTCTAAAACAAACCTCATTTTTTCACATAGTTCGGTTGTAGATGGGTCTAGCCAGTTTTCTTGCCAATTGTAGTAAGGATCCGAATTCATTCCAAAAACCTTTTTAGGAGTGAATGAAGATATTAAAATGTCTTGATATAAAAAGTTTTTCTTTATTCCAGATATTTTGGGAGCTATCACTGGCTTACCTCGCATGGCAGCAGAGCAAAGCGGTAAGCCTTCCCCTTCACCTCTAGACATAGACACAAAACAATCACAGGTATCTTCTAGACTACAAAGATCGTCATCAGAAAGCATTTCAGTTATCAAAACTATTTTGGGATAAAGTTGCTCGCGCTTACCTATTTGCTTTTTAAGCTCAGATACTACGTTTTTTATGTAAGCGGATGATTCTGATTTACTTTTACCGCTGACATAGCTCTTTATAACTAAAGAAACATTATCGTGAACAGAAAATTCTGTAAGGAACCCATGTATAAGTGCGTTTACATTCTTTTTATTTGAGTAATCAGATACTGTATAAAATTTATATGTATTTTTAACTTCTTTTCCAAGATCAAACAAAGAGTTGCTTGTTTTTGGTTTTTCCTTTGGTTGGTCTACTATTTTTATTTTTAATTTATCAACACCTGAATTGACACAAGCTAAAAACTGTTCTTCAGTTGTGACCCAAATCTCGTCCATCAACTCGCATCCAGATTTCCATCCAGAAGAATTAAAACTATCAGTTTCCCAGAAGAAATAGCCTATGTTTTTTACTCCAGATATTCTAACAAACATATCTGGTAAACATTGTTGTATTACGATATCACAATCGTCTAAATTATTATTCTCCAATTTAGAAACAAAATCACTATTTTTAAATGGAGTCTTATTTAAAGTTATCCAGATTGGAACAACATCATGTCCAGCCTTACTTATCGACTCTATCATAGATAATGCGGCATTGCCATAACCAGTGCCGTCTTTATATACGGATATATAGGCTATTTTCATACTATTTCAAACCTCTTTGGTTGCTCTAAGATATTATTACAAATTTTATATCTGTATTGTTCAAATATATTGAATTGATTAGCAATACCTTTAATCATATCAGCTATATCATTTCTAGAAAATCTTTCTTGTGAGTTCTTGACTCTGCTTTTTAGCATTGTGTGAAACTCTTTTCTTCCAGCAAACGACTTAAGAGAAGATTTTGGTGGTGAAAAATTCATTATTAAATAATCAATAAAATCTTCATCGTTGTTTATAGAATCAATTTCAATTCTAGATGTATCGATAATATTTGGTTCCAAATACCATCTAGCATCTGGTAGTTTTGGCATTGATTCAAAAATATGATCCCATTTTTCATAAGTTGTATGATTTTTATGGTAGGTATTTACGGTTTCTAAAGCTTCATTTGAGATATAATCTCTAAACTCCGAAGACTCTTGGAAGAAAGAAAATATCTTTTCTCCACAATAATCTGGATCTGGCATTGCTCGTATTTGACCAGTTTCATTGGTAGACTCCTCTCTCCAATAAGCGACTGGAATTTCAGCATAAGATCCGCCTAAAGAGCTTACTTCCTTCATTGCAGCGTACTCTGTAGAAATAGTAGGTACGCCACAAGCCTTAGCTTCTATTAGAGGGATCTCTAAGGCGCCAGCCACACTGAGTTGACAGTAAAGATCGGCGCAATTATATATTGTAGCTAAATCTTGTCTAGATAAACCTAAAACGGTATTTGGAGCGTGAGCGGTGAAATTTCCGCAGTTATTACAAGTACAGACCTCCCCGTTAAAGAATGAAGCAAAGAATGACTTACAGTATTCACAGCAGTAAGTCATAACAACCTTTGATCCAAGCTTATACTTTATAATGTCTTTTCCGATATCAAAGCCAACATCTGGGTAACTAGTATGGAGATACAGATAAGTCTTCTCAGCTATATCATCTCTACCTGCATTTTTCCAATCGTCTAAGGCCTTTGAAAATGCGTACATCAAGTCTGGAAAAAGCTTTCTAGGTTGATTTCTCATTACAGTCAAAACGATGTTTATATCATCTTTTAGACCTAGCTTCATTCTGGCTAAGCTTTTATCAGATTTTTTAAATATATCCCTATCTACACCTGGCATTGTGTTTACATTTGCTGTTCTAATTTTTCTTCCAGAGTATTCCTTTAGAACAGAAAGGCCCCAATTTGTATATGAAGACATCATATCTACGCTAGAATAAACACCTATCCACTCTAACTTTGGTGGCTCCGAATCAACACATGCAGACCATACGTAGTTGAATAGATATCTAGACGGAGATTTTGTAATCCACTCATCGTGCCAAAAATCTCTAAATGAGAAAACGATATCTGGCTTAAAATCAAGCACAGCTCTATCAAAAACCAAAGAACCAAACTGCGCAGTCCTATAATTATTATTATAGTTTTCTCTATCTTGAGGGTTTGTTGGAATTACAGGATAAACCTTCCAAGGAAGGCCTGCTATTCTAGCGTCGTCATCTTGAATATACGAAGCAACCTCAGCAACTTCGTATTTTCCACTAGCGTGAAGCTCTTTCAATAGATCGTTCGCCATAACAGCGAAGCCAGTATTTAGCTGACTAAATTCACCTATTAGTAGGACCCGCTTTTTTCGATCCTTGTGTGAATCCTTCGTACCCTGGTAAAACTCTTTTATGTTGTCCTGCTGTTGCGTGATTTGCATATTGCTTTATTATTTCCATGTTATCAGGGGCCGTATTTTTCAACAGCCCCTGAGATCTTAAAAATTCTAAAAATTTTTCTAGTTTTACTTCGCTCATCAGAATGGAATATCTTCTAGCTGCGCTGCTGCTTCTCTTGTTGGCCGCTTATTCTCTTTTACTACAGGGTTAGAAGACGAACTTGTTGCGGCAGTCTTCTTATTGCTCATAAACTCAAAATCCTGAATGCTTATGATGTGCTTGCTTCTCTTTTCTCCATCCTTTGTTTCCCAATTCTCTTGTTTTAGAATTCCGTCAATAAGAATTGGGTCGCCTTTTGTCATATACTCAGAAATGATACTAGCTCTAGCACCCCACATCTCGCAATCAATGTATGTGCTTTCTTCTTTCTTTTCGCCAGACTTAGTCGTGAACTTTCTATTAATAGCCACTCTAAATCTAACAACATTGGAGTCTCCAACGTTCTTAAGCTCTGGATCTGAAACTAAGTTTGCTGCAAGAATAACTTTATTGTAATTTGCCATGTTTTACCTCGTGAAAGATTATAGTAAGCCTAAAAGTTTTTTATACGTTTTTAATTGAATTTACAGACCAACCGAATCCAGTTCCCTTAAGCACTACGGAGTAGTATGAACCAACCGCTATAGAGTTTTTAAATTTCTCGTATGTGTCGGGGAAGCAAACCACGTTTATAAAACCAGTGTTGTCTGCAATAGAAAGTTGGCACATATTCTTGCCAGGATCTTTGCCCTTTTTTGTTTTTGTAATCTTGATATCGTTTATTTTTACAGTTAGATTCGCAATCATGTTTTTGTTGACACGCATTTTATTGAAACACTCCTTGCAACTCCAGTCGTCTTCGACATTTACATTGTAATCATAACTAAAGGCTATTCCAAGAAGATCTTTTTCAACAGAATTTTTTATCACTGCAGAGTCGCTAGACTTTATGTCAATTGACAAAGCTTCTGACATAACTATGTCTTTTCTTTTCTTTACGCATTGTTCAAAAGAACATTTTTTAACAGCCTCAATCAAATCTAGAACTCCGCTTTCTGAATTTATTTTTGAGAAAATAAACTCGATCTCTTTTTGAGTTAATTGCTTAAGCATGTTGTAGACAGATAGCATGCACGATCTAGATAGTCCGTATTCATCGCAAGCCCCACAATTTATAAGGCTTTCTAGGGCTAGTGATCTTATTTTTTCTGAAGACGCGAAGTGTGTGATAAGTAAACTAGTAAAACTAGCTGGTCTAATAGATTCTATCAGTTCGGCGTCAGATTCACCAACCTGTTTTATGTGAGATAGACCATAATGAATGACGCCCTCTTTTATTGAGAAGTCAAAATTTGACTTTGAAACAGAAGGTTTTTCTATGCTTATACCAAGCATCTTAGCCTCGTTTATCAAATCCTCTATCTCCTCTCTAGGCTTCTGTTTACCTTTGCTGTAGGTTAGATAGACGCAATAAAATTCAAGCGGAAAGTTTGCTTTTACGTAGGCTGTTTTGTAAGCCCAAAGCGCATATTTTTTAGCATGAGCATCGTTAAAAGCATATCTACCAGCGCCTTCGATAAGAGAAAAAAGCTTTTCAGCCATTTCTTTTGATCTACCGTTCTTAAGACATCCTGCTATGAATTTGTCCCTAAGATCAATAATTATTTTTTGATCCTTCTTACCAATGCCTTTTCTAAGCTTATCAACAATCACAAGTCTATCAAGGTATGGAAGATCCCTCCAAGCTATTTCGCCACCAAATTTCATCAGCTGTTCTTGATATATAAGAACACCCATTGTTGGGGACAGTATCGAATTAACAGACTCATCATTGTAATCTGGCTTCTCAATTAATCCACTTTTTACCTTTGAATAAGTCTCGGTCATTCCAGATTCTAGGCACGCAGGTCTTATCAATGATATTACGGCACTAAGCTCATTTATATTAGAGGGCTTTATTGTAGCAGACCATTTCTTACCGAGATCACTCTCTAGTTGGAATACGCCTATAGTGTGACCATTCTGTATTAGCCGCCAAGCCTTGTCGTTTTTAAGGGATATATCTGATGTGTCAAACTTCATATTTTGTGTTTTTTAAAAAATATCTTAAAAACCCTTAAGAATTAAGCCTATTCCATTGGCTACTTTGTATTTATGATTAAAATCAATGTTATCCATCAGAGTAACTCCTTTGATTAAAAGATCGTCAATAATTACCGCGCATTTTTTTGCTGTAATACTATTAAATTGCTTTTCGGTTTCATTAGGATCGTTACCACCGTCTAGGTAGTAGATATCGTAGTCTTTTGCTGAGATTATTTCTCCTGCGTCTGCTAACTCAAAGTTAATTTTATAACCCATATGAGATGCCGCAAAATAACTATTTGCTATATTATCTAAATGAATGTCGCAAATGGTTAGAGATCCTCCATTATTTTTTATATAATTGCCAAAGATTATATCGGACCATCCTGATCCATATCTCCATCTCTCATCAAAGGTTTCTATCGCCCCAACCTGAAAAATATCTACAGAACCTCCGTTAAATAACGATAAAACTTTAGAAAATATTAAATCTCTATCAGTGTTATCGAAAGCCTCTGTTTTGTTTACTATTCTTTCGTAAGCATATTTAAAATTATTCATTTATTTTTCCAGCTTCATAATTCATTGTTAATCCAAACCCGTCTAATAAATCATTCAAGCATTGGGGATTGGTTTTAAACGGCAACTTGTTCATTTTTCTCTTTCGTATTTATCTTTGGTCTGATCTTAAAATTCATAAAGTTCATATATCTTTGGAACATCTTTTTTGTTATGTCTACATCCTCAGCAGCGTCGTGATTTGCGGTTGCTCTCTTAAGTCCTATTATCTCTGCATACGTGTCCATCTTGTTGTTTTTCAAACCGTCTCTTCCAAATACGCAAAACATCAATGGAAACATGTCTATTTGCATGTTAGACCAGGGCAAATCATCTTTTTCTGATATTATCTTGTATTCAAGCATCTGGTGCTTAAGGAATGGTATGTCAAAGTTTACTATGTTGAAGCCAACAAGAACTGGGGATGTCCAAAACTTCTTTGTATGATTAACAGAGTCTAAAAACTCTTTGAACTTTCTTATGCCAACCTTTGGATGAAGTCCATCAGATTTAGCCCTACTCCATAAATCTTCGCCAATCACCTTTATAGCGTCTGGACTAGCCCTTTCGGGCTTTTGAGGCTTTATAAGCAAATCAAACCTGCCATTTTCTATTTCAGAGTAGTCTGAATATTTTAAAGCAACCGCTGATATCTGAACAATCTCAGCGCCGTCTTTAGGATCTAACCCGCTAGTTTCTAAGTCAAAAACAACGAAATTCTTATTGTTGGCCATGAATCATTTTAGGCGCCTATGAAGGATCTTTCGACGTTTTTTGGAAGACTCCTAAAAGACCTTTTAAGCGATCTTCCACTGGCAGCCATTTGCTTTTTACCTATCTTAGCGTCCCATTTTTTGGTTTTTATTGAAACCCAATAACTATAAAGAACGGCTGAAGCTTTAGATTTATATATGTCTAGATCAATTGGAAGATTGAATTCTTTTATTAGTTTTACTGCTCTTCTCTCTGCGTTTAATTCACAATCGATCATTTTTTGAGTGTACCTAATTAAGATTTTATTATTCAAAGTTATCTCATTATTTATCCACATACAAACCGCATTTTGAACACTGCCATATTTTCTATGATCGCAGAACTTGTACGTTTTGTCTCCCTCAATCCACTGTAAAACATGCGCAAACTCATGAACTAGTGTTGAAAGAAAATCTTGTGCGGACCCTCCGCTGGCACAGGCAAGTATTGAACCGCCTTCGTCAAAATATCCTAAAACTCTAAACCCAAAAGGTTTCATAACAACAGACTTGCCCCTGCCTATCTTAAGCTTAATGCCATTTCTAGCGCAAGTTTTTTTGACAAAATCTAAGAAATCACCTGGGATCTGATGTGTTGGCATAATTGTGTATACACTATTGGGTTAGTTAAATGTCCCTATCAAAATCAATACAAAAACTCCTTAACAAGTTAACCGCTAGCTATAAAGGATTCATGGTTGGCGATACTATTAAGAACATAAATACGAAGTGTTTACA